CTTCATAGGGAGCAACTAAGTCAATCCGTATAAAGTCGTAGGTATTATTATAAGTACCTAACAAACTTTAGGCACGGTTTATTAGTTTTGGAGGGAAAAATTCTCCAAATAAGACAAAAGAATAGTGAAAACTAAACGATGTTCGCCTTATGCTAGTATGGGATTGCAATTCAATCTCTTAAATGTATATATGTAATAAGTATCACGACTTAACGATCCTACTTATGTAAATGAACTTATGCATATATATACGAATGCAAATTAGGTTGTTAATGACGAGTTAAACACTACTCTTGCGGTAGCATTCACAGCTCCATCAACATTTCGATACTGCCAAGAGTAAAGTTGATCAGTTGGACAAAAGTCCTGGTAACGAAAATCATCACCTAATGCTTGATAAACAATAAACTTGTAATCATCCACTTCTGGAATAATTATGGTAATAGCCCCATTGGACATATTTCTACCAGAATATTCATCATACCGAATTGGTAATTTATTATAGTGTGAAGTGAACGGCACACTTACGTCGATCATCCAAGTATCTTGACCGACGTTTGCTGGTTTCTCAACTGCATATTGCCAAACAGCTGATGTTGACTTACGCCATGATTTTGTACCATCAATGGGGTCTCTTATAGCTCCTCCATTGATATCAACCTCTGCAACAGCCGCATAAATAGCTCCTCCATTTCCAGTTTCACCTGGTCCTGGCACATACATTACGGATGGTGCCTGTAATGATGCTGAAGTCACTTCAGAAGGTTTATACGAAACAAAGATCCGATATTTAATATGACCACTCCATGTGGCAAATAAATGACGAAACTTGTCTTGTGGATAAACTCCAAAAGTCCATGTACGGCCAAGTAGAGTTGTTCCAGCATTATCGTACATTGGATAAGCAACACCATTATTTGGGTAAATCCTTTTATGTCGTCTCACAACTTCATGTAAATCTTTCACATTATGTTCAAATTTTCTACCAATAGACAATGAGCACGGACTTTGTTCTTGTCCCGGTGCTTCACTGTCAGTATTTGACACAACAGTCGGAGTTGAATTTGAACCTGTAGTTTCCTCAACTTTCACTACGTTAGGGACATCTCCCTGAGTGAAAAACTGTGGTACATCCAGAGCTGAGACAGCTGTATTGTCAATCGCTCGGACATCATGTACTTGCACATTAGAAAATTTAACGAATACAAGGACTTTTACCGAAGTTGACACTACAGATGAACTAGCTCTCAGTTCATTAGCTACACTAATCTGAAAGGTTCCAAGAGAGTAATCTTGTACAGCATCTGTAACTCCAGTTCCTTCATATGTTCGCAAATATTCTGTTGCAGCATTGAACGGTATCTTCACAGAAAACCATGAATCATCACCAGTTAGTTCTAAAACTTGGTTATTGAAGATATTTTCTTCTCCTGCTGAGATACCAGGGGCTCCATAAGCAATAGTTGCTAATAAACGGCCTGAATGAAACATTGTCTTAACTGCGAAAAACTCCAATTCTATATCGGCTCTCCACCTTAAAAACTTATTTAACAAGTAAATAGAAGGAGGAACTGTATATGCTCCAGAATCAGCTGTTGGTTCAAACAACAAACTATTCAAAGGAATAGTATATAGGACATCTCCTTCAACATCAGACGTAGTAAAGTCAAATGAACTAGTAATGTTTCTATGATTCAAAATATGTTCAATATTTGTTTCAAGAACATTTCTATGTCCATCCATCTCACGAAACATCTGTTTCGGATGAAGTCCCAACTCTAAAGTTGGTTCCAAACCACAAGTGACAGACATACCTGAGAATTGGGGAAACATCGGAACACCTCCTCCAACAAGAGGCGGATTGTCCAATGGTATAGCCATATTTAAATCAGCTTTAGCTGACTGTTGAGTTTTAACTCCAACTGTATTCTCAATAGGTATTGAACCAGCTACATCACTGATCTTATACGAATTTCTAACATTTGTTGACGAATAGGTAGCTCCTTGAGCAGAAAACTTTTCCCCATCTTTGATTTTCCATTCTTCCACAGGTTTCTTCGTAACATCTCTTATTGGTACATTATATGAATTAACCCTATTTGGTTGTTTCATCAAACCCTCTTCCAAAACTGGAATTGGCCGGGGTAGAGTAAACTTCCCCCTAAAACGAGAGTAAATAGATATGGAAACTGAACTCGGTAATGTCCCGGTTGTCAATGGGGCCATAACTCCAACTCTCAATTGACCCATACTTTCTTCACCCAATTCTCCAGCATATGTATTCATAGCTGATCTAAAGAAGGTGAATGGAACTGACAGAGTTGTTGTCGCATTATCATTAGGTGTCAAATACAAGTGAGAAAAACTAGGTCTATTCTCATATGGTGGTAAAACAGCAGTCAAAGGTGTAAAATAAGCAATTAAAGCTCCTTGTTGAGTTGGTGTTCCATTAACTTGAAACAAAATATCTACATCTGTAACGAAATAGATGTAATTCTTAAAAGGCATATTCTGTATGTTATTAGCATTCCCTAAGCCCAAAAGGCCCCAAGGAACTGCTATCGACGCAATATTATCACCTAAAGCATCAGTTGAAGACCAAAGGAAAGTAGCTCTTTTGACATAGGATTCTAATCCATATTCCAGATTAACTGCCTTTTCATTTATAGCAACAGAAGCTAATCCACTTTCAACTGTAGGATAATTCTCATATTCTCCTGAAACTGCATTAGAAGTAACAATATTTGTTAATCCAACTTCACCTTGAGCAAAGAAAATGGAAAAATCTGATCCAGAAATGGCAGTGCGATTACAAACGGTGTTATGTAAAGCATAGTACTTATCATTCATCAACCACAATCTCCCACTTTCTTCATATGCCTTCTTCAAAGATTCAACATATTCCAGGAAAAATTCACGATCCCATTGACTAGCACAATCAATCATCTGTTGCACAGTCATATCTAGGGTATCATTATTATTTCTAGTCCATTGAGGAGTTTCAAACAAAGTATCCTTTCTCAAAGCTCCAGTGTACATACCTTGTAAAGATGTCCGTGGAATTGCTCCTAAAAAGGTTATATCTTCAAATGAACTAAATTCAGTTGTTAAGTCACGATCTTTAAAAGCTGACGTATAGACTTGACCTAATTCAATCATAGTATCTCTAATGACTATCGGGTTAAAATCAATGCCTTGTCTAACAGCAATGATATGATCATCACCTAATACAGTAACTTTTGCGTTTACATCAAAGTCCAAATGTCGGAAATTTCGTTTCCAGCAATAACGGATATAAAAATTATCCACTAAATTGTTGATAGTGGTAGTCAGAAAGCAACCACTCTTATTCGAACAGTCAACTTTACACAACTTATCCTTCACTTGGAAAGGTGAGTTTGTTTCATGTTCAACTAAATAGTCCTGACAATTCTGAGAAACTCCATAACAATAACCAGCTAATCGATTAAAAACTCGGTAAGCGGCTTGTTCAATTCTCTTGAGGTAACGCATATCAAATTCTTTGTAGTCACCTGCTACAAATCCTACAGCGTTATCAGCTGAAAGGTAAGAATAAATCAATTCCATGTCATGGCTATATTGGTTCAAGCCAACGGCAAATCCGGTAACCTCAAAATTGGTCATTAGAGCACTTAACAGAGCTCCAAAGATCATTCGAAAGGCTACTAATGAAACCAAATCATTTGCAAAAATCATTCGGGTTCTAACCGCGGTGATTTTATTCAACTTTTGAAGTTCATCTTTTAAGAATCCAAGAAATCTATGTTCAATTTCACCACCACTAAATGTCTTCATTTCACTTACACGTTGTAGAACTAAATTCTTAAAGGCAGCAGTGTAATTCAACTCACCATCTTCAAACCAAACAAAATCGGTTTTCCCTTTCTTAACCGCTATATTACACAGTGGGTATCCAGGCGAAGTACTTGTTGTTATTGAATTCATAAACTTTGGAATACCTTTACAGGCTTCTTCAAATGTTAATTCTCTCTTAAAACCATGAAAATCGAGACTATCCTTGTATTTCTCAAAAAGTTCTTCTTCGATTTCATCAACAAGTTGTAAATCAATTACAGGACTAGTTGTTGCATACAAATTATCTAGTGATGTCTCAATTGGACATAAACCTCTAGATCTAGTATCTGATTCATGCAAAATTGCTGGTTGTTTAACACGTTGATAAGGTAACAAATCAGCAATCGCTGATGGCTTTAACTTTGTGTTAACTGGCAGATTAATGATCTCATTTCGATCTACTTGGCGTTCATATATCATATTAGGTCGTTGATCAACAGTTGTCCGTGGACCTTGAACTGACATCTCAAGAGAAGCCATAACTTCGTTTAAATCCTCACGAGTTACAATAGTTGCAGCTCCTTGAGGTTCAAAAACTTCAGCTCCGGTTCCACAAACATGAATACCGATGATTTTATTCGCTAATGAACCACTGATACATTGAACAGCAGCTCCACAATCTCCAACAGAAGTCGGAAGACCATATTTTATACATTGGTCTAACTTCATGTAATTTTGTGTGCCAACAATAGAATATTTCATATTATTCTTAAGTTGTGCTCTTGAGTAGAAAACCTTATCATCACTCTTCATATAGATTTGACAATTGTTGATCTTATCAATGTCCTCACACGAAATGAAAGACTTAGTTATATTCTTAAATCTTGGTATTTGTGGCTCTGAGAAATGAATAAGACAGATATCCTCTTTCTCATTGTAAAACATTTCAGAGAAGTTTAATTTTACATCAAATGTGTCACTAGATGTTATTAATTTCCACATATCACCATTCTTACTTACTTTCAAGTCTATAGAATGACTATAAGTCAAGAACCAACGTCCACCAATTGCAATAGCTTTTTGGCAAATTCCATCGTGTGATAACACAACATTTGAAACATTTGGACCTTGAGACTCGAAATTATCAGCACGTCGAAAATTTGAACTCTTTCTTGGTTTCTTTGAGGATTTTGTTTTAGGATCAGACTGAGATGTGAAAGTATCAACTTCCTCATCACCAGTAACATAATTTGAAATTCCAGTCACTAGAGCCAATAAACTAGCTGCAATGGCAACTTTAACACCAGTACTGGTCCCGTGAATCATATCTAAATAACTTCGTTCCTCAACTGTATCTTCCAAATTTATTTCTGTGTCAAGTTCACCGTGCGTTCTAACTTCTTCTTCAACTAAATCAGCATAAGCTTCATTATTAGGTTGAGGAATTCCATTTTGAGCACACATAACAGGAGCAACAGCATTGATGAGAGCATCTGTTAACGTCATAGGTTGAGACGGAACAGAAAAACAGTTACGCAGAGTTTCGTCTAATAACTCTTTTGGAGTTTGCCCTACTACAACTTGGCCATTCAAAGCCTCTGAATATAGTTTCCTGGTTTCAACAAACTTTTCATAGTCTTCTGTTACAAACTTTATCATTTGATTAAAGGTTAAATCTCGTTTAATCGGTTTATTGGATTTAGAACTAACAGACGGCCATATATTACAACACATCCATTTTCTATCCATCAACTCACGAGTAGTATATTTTGAGAAATCAACATTATTTTCGCTCAAAAATTTACATTCTTTTGTCGCTTTAAACTCGATCACATATCTACGCCTTCTTTGATAAGGGCGATCAATTTGATGATCAATAGCCGTATAAGCCTTGTTATTAATAGTTAGAATAACTTCGGGGCGCAATATACATCCCTTAATTCCAACACAAGGGTTATCTACAGAAGCCATTTCTGGTCTGAAAGTACCACCTGACGCTAGAGTTAAATACTCTTTTGCTTGTCGGAATTGTTCTTCTGGGGTGTCTATCAAAAACTCGTCCATTACTATGATAGGCTCGCCATTACAACCATTCCAATGAGCAGATGATGTATCTTTCTCATAAATGTGTCCGGAATCATCATCGAAGCAACGTCTAATTACTTCTCTAACTGATTCGGTTTTACCAATTCCAGATGCTCCAAATATATGGACAGCATAAGGGATTTCACTTTTGACCTTACCGTCACCAAGAGCTATTAAATTCATTTGAATCCCAAGCATCTTTGCATAGATCAAAGAAAAATTTGATCGAACTGTAGGGTCAACTTCCGTTGGCATATTATTCATCAATTTTGCTCCTTGTTTCATCATTTCAGTTATTTTGACTCGATAAAAATCGGAACCAACAACTGACTGAATCTTACTAATCGAGACAACAGCAGCAGCTTTGTTTCTCCATTCATCCAAACGATAATTATTCTTCTTTTCGGCATCTCCTAAACAGAGAATAAGTCCTAAACATAGAACTTTTGGTAAAGCCAATAATAACATCTTATACGGATTCGATGAAACAGAACCTTCTTTACAGGTATCTTTAATCTCCTTGAAAGTTGTCTTAACAACTTTTGCATCACTAGGTGATAATTTTAACACCTTGAAAACAAGAACATTCAATAAACCAAAATCACTTGGTTCACCTTGGGATTGCATTGGGCTTTCACCTGAAAATAATCTCGCATAAATTGCGTTACACACTTGTGGTGCTACTATTCCAATTAATCTTCCGATTAGAAATGATACAAAGAAAATACTCATTTCGAGAGTCACTTTCTGTACAGCAGCACATGTTTCATGGAAATCAGCAAAGAAAGGTCCTAAAACACATTCTCTCAAGAAGCGTCCAAAATAATTGAACACTTTATCAACTAATCCTTTAATATACTCGGATATAAAGGACATTGATCCAGTTATCTTCTTCCAAACTTTCTTTATAGTAAATTCTACAAAAGCTCTGGGACTCATAGGATCTTCTTGACTTGACATTGCAAATCTAGATGCCGCAAGACCTTGGGAATTAAAATAACGTTCCATCTTTTTACGGACAACAGAATACGATAATCCAGACTTAATAGACCAATTATTACGCATTCCATAGTCTTTAAAATCATTATTAAGTTCACGGAGATGATACAAATGGACTAATGCCATAAAATCTGTATCTACTTCCACTTCGTTCGTCTTGAACATCTTAACAATATTCTTATCGCTCATATCATTTAACATAATAAAAGTTGCATTTCTACTAATTCTATCTTTAAAAGCATTTACTTCATGAGACAAGAATTGATCGTCATTCAAGTCAGCGTTTAATCTTGCACGTCCAATCTTTTTCATGACAACGTGAGAATCATACATAGATTCAAGCGTATCATAAATCTTTTGAGCAAAATCTTTATATACACCGCCTTGTTTAAGGAAGAGATAATCATCACTGAAACACCCACAATTAATGTCGGATCGGACCAAACATTGACATTGGTGATGTAAATAATCAGTGGTAGTTGATAAAATCTTCTCTTCTGATTCAAAATCATTATTCAATTCAGGTATTTCACTGTCAGAATCAGATTCTGAACTATACTCACTAGGAGGGGTTTCACTTTGAATTTTATCCAAATGCTTTCGACTCTTAATGAGTTTCGCAATAATTGACATCGTCTTCTCAAAATCTTCTTCAGACTCAATGGCATAAAGTGCTTTCGAATCTTGGAAATGATTCTTAAGTTCTTCTTCGCAGACAAGATGTCCAGCTCGAAAGGGATTATTTGATTCAGAATCAAATAAAACACGATTAGCTTCGGTCAAATCAAATGAAACGAAACTATTTTTTGCTCTCTTAAGAGCATCTTTCACGGCCACTTTGCCATTTAAAATGTTTTGGGTTTTGGTAACTTATTATTTATCTCAAAGCTCCGAAGAGCGTTTTCACCTAGTCAAGGCTACTAACAATTGAGGTTTACCCTATTTTAATTTATTCTTCGGCGCATAAACCACTAAAAAGTGAAGCGCACTTTACAACGCGAGTGACAAAGGTTTTCACCAAGGGCACTAAATGCGAATTACGACCAGGTCGTTCCTCATCCATTGTGTGGGTAATATTATTGGCGGGTTAAATTCAAAAATATTATCACACAGGTAACTATGAGGCCTGGATCGGAAAATATGTGATATTTGATAGATATAATACCCCCAATCTGTTGTTGGGGTTTTAGAATTGGTCTCTTAGATCATGGTTATGATAATTTTAACATTTAAGTTAGGATAGCTCGCTGAGCCAGAGCCATTAAAATAATTAATAAAAGCAACACAATAATATATTATTGGTTACAAATACTCGATAAATTCTCGGTATTGGTTTGTTTGTTTAGTACATTTAGGCGTACAGAACCTATAAGTTTATAAGGACATTTAGGTCCATACTAGTTTAGAGTCTTTGCGGACTTTGGTAGTTTAAACACTTTCCGGTGTAATTTTGACAACTTTATTGTTGTTTAAAATGATGTTATGTAAATATGGTACAGTATAGCATATACTCTTACAAATTAACATGGTACATTATAGCATGTAATTCTAGAGTTAATACATTGTCGTGTGGATATTATCC